TTTGCGGATCTAATAGATTTCTATTTCTTTCTAATTCTTCTTGCGGATAATATGGGTTATCAGATGTACCCCATTCAAAGCACTCAAAGGCTTCATCTATTTGCTCTTTAAAATACTTGTAAGCCCAATGCTGTTTAGGGTTAATAAACTGTATACCTAACGAGCCTGTACATATAATATAACCCTGACTATCTGATACTCTGGCTAGACATTCTAAGAATAGTTGCTCTTTAATCTGAAAGACTTCATCAATCCATATCCAATTAGCTTTTACACCTTCTATTCTCTCAGGTCTATCACCAGATATGCCGTATATTAATGATTCATTTTGATCTACAGAATCATGCCATTCAATCATCATGGGATTCTGCCATTGCTTTTTAATTAAGCCGCATGGCTTTGTGTATGCTTCAAATTTCTTCCAAGATAATCGCTTAAGCATATCGTTTGTTGGAGCTACAATAACTCCCAGGTAAGGATCAATGCCGTTTGGTTTATAGTTAGGTCTATTTTCTTGCAGTATTGCTGATGCGATTGCACCTACTTCTGTCTTGCCGCCACGTTTTCCAGCGAATGCACCTCTGAATCTAGCTGTAGATTTTAAGAAAGTTTTCTGCTTATCGAATGGCTTAAAAACTAATTCAGCATCAGCCATTAATCAGCCATATTGATTACTAGCTTCTTAGTATCAACTACTATATTAGAGTTATCATCCAGCTTATCAGACCAACCAGCCATGTTTTTTAATGCGAATATCATTAGAGTTCTATCTCCTGCCAATGCTAATTCGATGCACTTTTGTTGTAGTTTATATCCTGTTCTTTGTTGTTTCAATCTAGAATACTCAGTAAATGTCATGTTGAAATTTTCTTTGATTCTTTTCTCTATAGTATCCTCAGAGACTTTCATATAGTCAGCTACAAATATTTTAGTTACCTTAAATTGAACTAAAGCATCTAATACTTCAAAGTTAATTACTTTTTTTGGTCTACCTGCTTCTTTTGTCATAAATCACCGCTATATTGAAATGTTGCTGTTATTCTATTGTAGCTTACACTAGAGTCTTTAACAGCATGATTCATGCTGTTCTTGCCCGGCTTGCTAACTCTGCCGCTGCGTACACACTTCCAATCTCTACTATTATTCAAAGCAATCATAAACGGCTTTAAGCTGGTAGTTATTCTTATTCTATTGCCTTTGTACAAATCAGATATTGTTTTCATAAATTTCATACCTATCCCAAATCCTTGAAATTCCGGCACAACAACAATTCTACCGATAGTCATAATGTCTTTTGCTTGAGGGTGCGGAAATCTAGCAATAGATAGAAATCCAACACGCTTATTATTTAAAGTCATCTCATAATAATGACCACTGCCAATTGATTCGTTTAAATAATGATACTTTTTATAATATTCCCATGTTGATTTTTGTACTCGTTTGATTTTGAATTCGAGTTTTTCTTCTCGCTCAATTTTGGGATGTAAAATTCTCTTTCGTCGGTATTATAGACCCAGTCTGGCTTTAGCCAATCTAAAACATCGTGATGACAAGTAACTGCCACCAATTGCTTGTCTAGTTTTCTAAATAGCTTTTGAACGCTATTAGACATTGATTTAGCAACATCTCTATCGACTAGCGACGTAAATTCGTCGTACACTATCAAATCTTTTTCCAATGCCATTCTAGCCAACTCTACTCTAGATTTTTCGCCGTTAGATAATACATTGAAAGACTTTAACCAATACGGCACACTATTAAACCCAACACTACCAAGCGCATAAGTAATTTGTTCCATATTTAATTTTTCATCGAAATCGTCAATCAATGAATTTAATGACCATAAACATGAATCAAATTCTCCAAATACATTTTTAGATATTGATGTTTTTCCTGAACCAGAATTGCCAACTATTAAACCTATGTTCCACTTGTCTGGCAATGAGTGATTACCCTTGAATGCTTGAATAGATGATTTATTTTCAAGATCATATTGACCCATTAAAGTTTTCGATCTGAATGATTGACTCGGCTTTGTTTTATAAGAGAACTCGAACTTCATAATCTCTATCCTCCAGCTCGTTTAATAGATATTGCTGAGCTTCTTCTGTCTTGCAATCAATCTCTAGTTTATACTCAAAGCTTAAATCGACTGTCTTATCCTCTTTTTTTTCTTCGATCTCAATCTTAAAATCTTCAATACCTAATAAATCAAGCTCAATGTCTAAGTTTTCTAATTCTATATGTACAGCCTGTTTATCTAACTCAGACCATCTAGCAATTTCATTATCAGATATTAGATAAGCATACTCTTGAGCTTCATCTTTAAACTCTTGCTTAATTACTGGTAGCTTTTCAAAGTCTAGATTCTTAGCAGCCTCTAATCTACCATGCCCGACTATTAGAAAGCCTGTTCTCTTGCTTACTATTAACGGATTGCGAAAACCCTGGTATTCAATAAGCTTTTCTAGTCTTTTAATCTGCTCTATAGAATGTCTGTTTGCATTTTTAGGATTAGGGATAATTTGATTAATATCTACCATCTCGATAGATTCTGATTTTATTTCTGACATAAATTCCTTATGCGTACCACGCAATTAAGTTATAAGCCACCGACTTAATATTTAAATAGTAAATGCATTTAGGATGAGTTGTCAAAAACCCTACTAGCAAAAAGAAGATTGGAGTCAGTTAAATGCTAGTAGGGTAGTATGTAGTTGTAAAACCATGAGCTTTATATATATCAATAACTATTAAAATTATCAATATAAAAGATAGCTTCTTTAATTTTTATTGTAGATGCATGAATATCATCATCTTCATATTCAGCTAAGTAATTAAATACAACATCTAATATATCATTTATATAATGCATATCGCCTTCACCTCTAATTAGATCCTTCCTAAAACTTTCTATTCTGGCTTGTATGCGCTGCTCTTGAGTGTATGGCGAGTTAATTAGCTTAATATTCTTCATCATTACACCAGCAATTATATCTATATACCTCTATAGCATCGTATGAAATATCGTTATATGGATTTGTAATAACATCAAAAGCCTTTGCAGCTGCCATCATCGTAAATAATATAATAAATAGCGTATATATCTTCATCTATATAAGTATAATATGAAGCTTTGGATTAATGAATGTATTTATATCTGATAGAATTAGTTATTTGATAAGTTGTTGATTTACTTACTAGCACCCCTAAAAAATATCAATATGCATATAACTGCTATTATGTAGTAGATCATTTTAGCTCCTCTAAAGTTTTTCTGGCTTCAATTATCATATTAGCACTATATAATCCCTCGAAATTAATAGAGTTTAAAACAATTAACTCAAGCGCCTCTCGCAGCTTGTCGTTTTCGGCTTGGAGTTTTACTATCTTGGGATTTATAAACTGCCGCTCAATGGAGCTTGCTAGTGTTTTTGGTCTCCATGTTTTTCCGCTAATTAAGTGATCAATAAATTCTTCTAACTCACTCATCCTCGCTCTCCTTTATTTGCATTGCATTTTAAAAATTACTTATCGTGCGTTTCACATTTCATATTTTAGCCAATCCGATTCTGGTAGCGAGAAACCACACCCCACCTTAACATGCACCGTTTCACCTAGGTATTTAAAAAAGCTAGGAGCTAAATGAACATCGTTCGAGCATAAGTTGCCGTATTTATCGAAGTAACAACCGTATTCAACTAGCAAAACACCCATAGGCTTAAACTTACATAATAGCCACTCGTAATCCTTACCACCCTCTATATCGCCAAACAGTTCTACGCTTTTTTTAGGAGCTTCAACTTTCTCGACCCTACACCTCTCACGACTTTGACCATCAACAACATCTCTTATTTTCATCTTAACTCCTTGTTTTATTATTCATATCGCACGCTAAGAAACGTTATCGTGCGCTTTTTTCGCCTGTTATTGGATTAACTAAAATGGCATCATATCTTTTTCTAAAATATTGCTCATGTATTTGTGAAGACATTAATCTTTTAGCCTCCATTGTCGGTGTACCTTTTTTTGTTAAGAGTTTTAAATCTTTTAATAATTCTGTTGCCGAATATGATATTGCCCAACCACCAACCAAGTCTGATATATGGCAAATTATTTGTTCTATTGAAATATCACCATCGTAATAAAGCCAAATACTTTTTGATGGTGCTATTTCATCTCTATAAAATGTACTCACTCCACTTCTCCTATTGCACGATAATATGTACTATCACCCTGTTAAAATCCTAGCTCTTTTTTAATTCTAAAAGACGCATTAGATATTGCCTCTGTTGTTGTTAACCCCAAAGCTCTCA